CAGTTGATACAAGTGCGGGAGCAGATGAGGGGATTATTGCTAACCCATCACTTACAATTGTCCCAACTGTTGCAGCCGAGATTTTCTACGGTATCGCTTCAGGCCTTGCCGCTCCCGTTACGACCGTCCAAACAGGTAGCACCCATGTAGCAGGCAAAGACTATGGCGCTGACTCGGCAATGTGGGCAAGAAAATCCGTGGCGGGTGGTGGTTCTACAACCATTGGCTATACCGCTGCTTCAGATGATGTTTGCCATTCTGCTTTAGCAATTAAGGAATATACTGCTACAACTTTCTATGCTACTGGAGATGCTATTGCAACAGGACTTGTAGCTACAACCAGAAGTATGCTTCTCAGTACCATAGCCTTAACTGCAACTGGTTTAGTTGCTGCTTCTGCTTCTCTGTTTTATGTTGTTAATGCAGCCCTTACTGCTCTTGGAATTGTCGAGAGAACTCTCCAGATTAATAAAATTATCTCTATTACATCTCTTGGAGTAGCTGGAGGTAGTCGTCAAATTAATAAGATTTTTGGTTTAACAGCAACCGGTATTCCGGCAGCATTAAAACAAGTAAATAAAATCTTTTCACTTACTTCAACCGGAATAGTATCTGCTTCTAATAATGCCACTTTTCTTGTTAATAGTGTAGGAACATCTATTGGTTTAGTTACTGCTTCTGCGTTTGCACATTTTATTGAATTAATTAGCATTACTGCCACTGGAGTGGTTGATATTGTAACTAAATTTATAAGTGGTGGAGGAGAGGAAGAAAAACATAAATGGTTTTCAGGAATACCAACATGGCCTAATTTTGGGAAAAGGAGGTAGTAAAAAATGTATATCTATGATTATGTCGGAATGGCTCTGAACCACCAGAAGATTGTGCCAGGAAATACCGCCACGGGACTTGCGGCAAGTTGCCGTGAATATCTTGAATTCACCCTTCTATGCGATGGTGTAGATGCGGGTAGTACCGAACCTGTTGCTGGAGGGTGGATCGTAGGGCAAACCAGTGGGGCAAGGGCGGTTATTATCAGCGCAACCCTTACTGCCGGAGCATACGGGAACGTCAATGCGAGAGTGACGTTAAGACTAAAATCAGTCAGCGGGACTTTCGCTTCCACTGAAAATATTGGGTATGGCGCAAATCTCGATCATCTTACTGTTCGCACAGGAGCGACACAGGTTCCCGTTACAGACGATTACGCCTACAAAGGAATGTTAGCAAAGGCGATACTTGTTTCTGTCTATGCCAACACAGCCCTTTGCATTTGGAACGGAAGCACGCCAGATCAGACTTCTTTGATAGGGCAACCGCTGGTAGCGAATAGTTCGGTTATGATTCAGGATGCCAACTCGATCCGGGCCTTTAAATGTATCGACTATACGGCTGCTTCGGTTTCAATTGTTCAGATAACGGTTTACTTTTAGGAGGAAGGCGTGAGAGCAAGTATCCCAACTATACCTACTATGGGAAAAAAACATGGAATAAGTGTTGTTGGTGGAGCAGGAAATTATTTAAGGGATACCCAAGGGAATCTTGTCTTAGATTCTCAGGGTAATCCAATCGAGATTATAGGGAGTTGATAAAATGAAAAAGTTAATACTTGCCTTGATGATGTTTCTGTTACTTTCATCCAATGCTTGGCCTGCTGGTATTCTGGATATGACAGAAGATACCACACCTACTACTGATGATATTATTTATGTTATCAATGATCCTGTAGGAGTCCCAGGGGATAGAAAAGTCCAGATCGGCAATCTTTTGCAAATTTGGGTTAATCTTAGTTCCATTAACGCCCTCACCTTTGCTGACGTCTCTATCATAGAATTAACGGGAGTAGGTGGTTCAGCAGTTGTCACAAGTGGGGGAGCAAATAGACTTCTTGGGAGCAATGCAGGTAACACGGCCTTGGAGTTTAAATCATCTCTTACTGGCATAACCCTCGGTGGCTTCACGGCTTCCTATGGGGTTGAGAGTAATGCAAGTGGTGAACTTGTATCAGTTCAACCCACTGGAACAGGGTTAACGGTTAGACAGACTTCTTCAACTCTTATTACTCCAGCCATCACAGCCCCAGAAATAGATGGCTCTACTGCCTTTGCTCTATCTGCCGCACAAGTTTCAAGAACAATTATAAATAACTATGGACAAGCAGCGGCGGATATTAACCTGACGCTTCCTACGGCGGTAGCAGGGATGACCTTTATTGCTATATGCGGAACAACTCAGGGAGCAAATTACTGGAGATTCACAAGTGGATCGGCCAATATCTATGCAAATGTCGGAGCAGGATTAGTTTCTGGGAAGACTTATGTCAGCAACACATCTCCAGTTGCAGGAGATAGAATGTCCTGTTTTACCTTTAAGACAGGTGCAGCCGCTTGGTCATGGATGTGCGGTGTGTCTGAAGGCGTATGGGTCACGGATTAGATTAAGGAGGATTATAATGAAAAAATTTCTTCTTTCGATATTGACAGTGCTGGTATGGGCGGGGACTTCTTACGCCGTAATCAATACGGCTACTAAGGCTGGAAATTGGTCTGATACTACCGTTTGGGATTTGGGTCATGTACCAACGGAAGGTGAGGATGTAGCCTTAGCTTCATATATTGTAGTATGGGATGTTGCGACCATCCAACGCATACCAGCAACTGGATCATTGGGAACAATTACGGCTGCGACGACTGGTACAATTACGATGGACATTAGTAATGCCGCCTGTCTTACTTCCGGAACCTGCCAAATTAATTTTACAACAGCAGCGGCAGGGACGGAACATTTATTTCAGATAATAACTACTGCTACTACCAACGATGTAACTTTCAATGGAACTTCAATAACTGCTTCTGTAGCCACAAGTAGTAAAAATGGAATTCATCATATCATTGGTGGTGGAGCGAAGGCAATCGTAAATGCCAATTTAATCGGAAGTAGTGGAAGTACAGGTGTTGGACTTAGGATTGGTGTTGCTGGAGCATTGGCTACCATTAACGGAAATATTACTGGTGGTGGTTCCGGAGTGGCATATGGTGTGAGTAATGCAGGAAGTTCAACCAGCATAATAACAATAAATAGTGGAACAATTACAGGAGGAAGCTGGAGTACTGCAACTGGTGTTTTTAATCAATCAGGTTCGGCTGCTGCGGTAGTTGTTTCCGCTGGTGTTAAATTGGTAAATTCAACGCAAGCATCTGCAATGGGAGGTTCTTTTACCTGGAATGCTGCTGCAAATGACTACTGGAAAATAGGAACTCTTTATGTAGGAAAAGCTCCTGCGGCTGCGGTTGTTGGAGTTGGAACATCGGTACTTAATAACTCAACAGGGGCTTATGATGCTGGCACTTTAGCAGCAGGTGGAGGAGGAGCATGGGTATTTTAACTCCTTTAACAGTACTTATTTTTCTATTAGTATCTCCTGTTTCCCTTCTTGCTGGAACCTGCTGGAATGGTGGTTCATCTGGCTCCTCTCCATGGAATGTGTTGGATGGAGCGGGTGGGAATCCCAGTGTTGCCCAGGTAGATGTAAATTATTGCATTAATACAGTGGCGAGTGCTGGAGATACCATCAACATCCCTGCTGGAAGTGCAACGTGGACAACATATACAACTCAGCAAAACCTTAACGCAAATATCCATATCACGAAGGGTATAACAATTCAGGGTGCTGGTATCACTAATACCATAGTTACACAAGGTGCGAACGCATGGGCTTTTCAGTATATTCCCTCTGACTTCACACTTAATAATCCTTTTCGTATTACTGGTATTACATTTAACATTAATAGTACGACAAAAGGTGCAATTCGTGTAACTCATCATAGTTCTGATTTGACAATCCAAACAAAAATAAGAATTGACCATAATAAATTTTTAAATGGTGGAACTGGAGCAATAGGAGTTAGAATCAGTGGCATGAGGGGTGTGATTGATAATAATATTTTTGACGGTTTCGTCAGTTGGCCCCTTGGTTTTTTCAATTCTTATAGCAATGGTGAAACATGGTGGGATAATTGGGAAGGTATAGTTTACGGGAAAGCAGATAATAATATATATGTTGAAGATAATATTTTTCAAAACTTGACTGGCGAACTATTTTACAGCCAATATGCCAATCGTGTCGCATTACGTTATAATACAATAACTACATCCGGTGGGTCATACCCGTTTATGGATATGCATGGTAATCAAGGTGCAACCTATATGTATTCCATGTTTGGTGGTGAAATATATGGGAATAAAATAAACATGATTAAAGGGCAAATCCTTGACCAACGTGGAGGAAAGGTTGTTCTTCATCACAATACAGTTATTGGGGCAACTGGGACCATAAATGCTGTAAAAGTTAGGGAAGAAGTATGGGATGGATACAATCCGACAACTAATACACAGCCACAGCATGTATCAGATTCTTATTATTGGAATAACCGTAAAAACTATAATAGTAACTTAGTGACAAGCTACTTATCTCAAAATGTTTGTTCTGATAGTATAGGTGATTCTGCGCCAATTTGCTCAGACATAACACATGGTTACTCGATCAATGAGAATGATGAATGGTATCAAGATTCCGCAGCCTTTAATGGGACGGTAGGTATAGGTTGTGGTACTCTTGCCTCCCGTCCTGCCACCTGCACAACTGGAGTAGGATATTGGGCAACAAATCAATCCTGTTCTGATTTAACAGGTCTTGTCGGGGATTCCACTCAAAGAACGGATGGGATAAATACTTACCTTCAAGGCACTCTTTATAAATGCACGGCAACAAATACTTGGACTCCTTATTACACCCCTTACAACTATCCCCATCCGTTGAGAGGTGAGGGGATAACTCCTCCTTCTGTTATATTTGCTGGACACCCATCCAACCCTTTAGTTTGCACTTCCAATCCAAGAGATGTCCTTATGTCGATCAATACTGATCAAGCTGCAACCTGCAAATGGAGCATAACAGATCAAGCGTATGCTGATATGCCCAACACCTTTTCCACCACAGGGGGGACTTATCACTCGACAACCCTATCTTCTTTGAGTTGTTTAAACAGTTATAATAGATATGTCAGATGCACAGTAGGGGCAAGTCCAAATACAGAATCTTATCCTATATCTTTTTCACTTAAAGGGTTTAATACTTTAGCCATCGGAGCAGGCTCTCAATCCATCACAATTGGTGGAGGGAGTCATTCGATAACGTGGTGAGGAGAATGGAAGTATTTAATGAAATTCCAGAAGAGGATATTCAGACCTATAATGAATGGGCAGGTTATTTCTCCCTTAAACCCAATTTTGTTAAGTGGGCATTATCTCAGTGCGATAAGAAAGTAATAGGTGTTTTTACTGGAAATCAACAAGGGAAAAACGCCAATATTGAGAGAGATTATATTGATAGAATCTTGGGTCTTCATCCCATAGAAGAAAAAAATATGAGACCTAACACTCCGATTAGGGTACTTAGATTTGCCTCCCAAACATTACCGACTGAATCAGAGGCCGGTGGTGAAATTAGAAATACACAATATCCACAGTTTAAAAAATTCTTTCCTTCTTATCTGATTAAGAAAGACATTACGGCACGTAGACCGGCGATTACGATAAGAGACAGACAATTTGGAAGCGATATTGTTGTTGAATTTGTTTCTTATAATCAAGAAGTCCAGAGTCAGGCAGGACATCAGAGATGGAGTATTTATTTAGATGAAGAATCACCATTGAGTTTTTATGAGGAACAAGTCCCTCGACTTCTTGCATCAAACGGCGATATAATTTTGGGGATGACCCCAACGGAATCGTTGACGTGGACCTATGAATTTATATTTGAGAGAGCAAGTGAGATTTACAATTCCCCTACAATTATTAAATATCTTAAAAAGAGAGACGGCATCACTCATAAAGTTAAAGAAGTCATGGATAGAAATACCAATATAGCAGTAATTAGGGCTGCTTCAGACGATAACCCGACCCTCGATATTAACGTCATAGAGGAAAAATATTCAGGGTTGGATGATGTAACGAAAGAGATCAGAAGATACGGTATTTTTCATCAAATATCAGGTGTCATCTATAAAGAATATGACCCTGGGATTCATTTTATAAGCAGGAATAAATATTTTCCAGAAGGGATGCCTCATACCTATCTGAATGCAAGGGGGATTGATTTTCACGAATTTACAAATTGGGCGTGTAGTTGGGTTGCCCTTTCTCCCGATAATGAGGCTTTTATCTGGGAAGAGTATAACCCCTCTCCTGGCAGAATGGTAACGAGGGAGATAGCAAGAGAGATCGCAGTCAGGAGTCAGGACTACCATTATCCGTTAAATCTTGTCGACCCCTGGGCTGCAAAGACACAGGTTAATACTGGTCAAACGTGCCTTGATGATATAAACCGTGCCTTCCACGACTTTAAAAAAGAGGGGTTAGGTAGTGGGGGATACTGGCAGACGTGGGATACCAAGAATCTAAGGGGAAGAGACATTGTTAAGGAAAGATTACAAAATTCAAGAAAGATAGGGAAACCTTTCAATAACAGAGTTGTTAAGGATGGGGTGGAATCTTATCTGCCGACCCTTTGGGTTCTTGATAATTGTGTTCATACGAATTATGGTTTCAGGAACTGGAGACAGGAGCAATGGGCGAGCAGGGAATCCTTAATCACAAAGGAAGAGAAAAACAAGGCTCAAGATAAATATTCACACTTTCCTGTTACGATAGAATGTATTTTCAAAAATGATGCTTTTAGGGTGGGTAGATTCAGGAATGTATTGCCTAATCAGAGACGTTCAGGGATCGAGAATTACATGCAGCCGAGATGGTAGGAGTATATATGACAAAGGAATCTAAACACAAATTTGATGAAGACGTAGAAAACCTCTTGTGTAAAGATTTGGTTGATGGGGAATATTCCGTAGGCAAAAGAGCGAAAGAAGCCGACCTGTTGGATTTTGAAGCCTTAATCGCCATGCTCGAAGGTAGACGGGACGAAAAAGATTATGAGTGGATGAGTGATATTAATATTCCAGAAATGTCGTCAATTATGAATACAGAAATGGCCAGTTGGGCTGGACAGAATTTTAAAACAAGAGATTTTGTAGAAGTAAAACTTGAAGGGAATGAACCAGATGACAGTAAAAAATGTATTGCCGCAAAAAGAACTCTTAACCAGACATTGAACAGAAGAAAATTGCACCATTACATTAAATATATTCGTGGAAGGTTGATAAATACCTTGTATTCAGAGGTCTATGCACTCTGTTGGTGGGAAAAGAAAGTAAACCCTAAAATTATTGGGTATAGGGATAAGGTAGAGGAACTTGGTGTTGATATTGAGGGGAACGAGATAACGAGTGAAGACCAGATTCCTGCTACAAATGTCATCCAAGAACCTGTCATGGGAAAGGAAATTGTTTTTGACCATTTCAATTACGACATTCTTCATCCAGCAAATGTCGTTACGGATAATAAATATTGCTATTCCGTCCAGGATAAGGATTGGATATACATAAGGTCAGAGACGAATTATGAAAGTCTAAAAACACAGGAAAAAACGAAGGGATATTTTAATCTTGATTTGGTAAAGGAACTTCAGTATCCACCGGAAACGGAGGAATCAAAAGAAACCTACAATAAGGATGAGGGGAAACCCACTTCTGATAAAGTTGTAATAAAATATTTTGATCGACTTATGAGATTTGGAAAGTCTTGGGCAAATGTTAAAAGCAGAACGGAAGACGATTATCCGCTGGAGATAACCCCAGGGTATGACAAGGATGGAGAGATTCCAGAGAAGGCTGAATTGATTGATACAATAATGGAATTTGTTGTTTCGGGGAGTTCAAAGATATTGATAAGATTTCAACCCAATCCCTTCAGGGATACCAAAGGGGAATCGTATAAACCGATTGCCAGAGGGTTATGTTATATTCACCCGACAAAGGATAGCGGATTATCAGATGGAAAGAATTTAAGGGAACTTCAGATTGCGGTGAATGATAACTTTAACATGGGACAGGATAGGGTTAAGTTGGCTACTCTTCCGACAATGAAAGGTAAAAGATTAGCCATAGAAGATAACAGCACAATTTATTTTGAACCACAGCATGTAATGCAACTTGAGAATACCGAAGATTTGGTTGAGTTTAAGTTGAGTGATAACATAGAGGGTTCCCTTAAAATGCAGGGAATGCTTGCCAGTAAGATGCAACAGGTTTCTGCAATCTATCCGACAACAATGGGGCAGTTGCCAGAAATGGCTTCGACAACAGCTACGGCAGTGGCGGGGGCCGAAACGAGAGGAAATGCAAGAGAAAATTATAAATCCCTTACACACGAATATACTTTTCAGTTAGATCACTACTGGATTATTCTACAAATGACTTATCAGTTTGCGGAGGAAGAGACAGCAGTGAAGATGATGGGAGATGTTGCCCAATACTATGATGCAGATGCGGACTATGCTTATAGTCCAGTTTCAAGCAATATAGAAACTCAATATAATAAGCACAGGAAACTTCAAATTATCGACCAGTTTATAGGAAGATTAGTTCAATTTCCTAATCCTAATACTACAAAACTTTTGAATTATTTATTAAGCCTGTCATTTGAGGCGTTTGACAAAGAGTTCCCTGAATACAAGAAATACCTTTTGGATGAAAGGTTTTCTCCGCAACCCGAAGGTGGTACTGGTGGAGGAGAACAAATGGGGAAACTTTCCGCCGTGCCGACAACGAACCAAACTGGAACTCCTCAATCTTCACAGGAGCAGATGACAAGGGCAGGATGGAGATAAATGGAATTTGAGACATTAACTACTACCGAGATTGAAAAATATCTCAACATGATGGGTAAACGTGGAGGGGAGATTCTATCTATCTTGGGTAGATTACATCCCACCTTTGAAACCTATATTAACACAATGGTAGGGAGGGAAGTCTTAATAGCCGACATTAATAGAATGGGAGAACTTCTTGAAAAGATTTATAATGAGGATGCCACTCCAGAGGAAAAGGCAGAATTTAGATATTTAAAAAAAGTTAGATTACCCAACATAATGGGTAAGTTAGATGCATATTTTAAGAAGGTAAACGAGATCAAAAAAGTCATAAAATAAAGGAGGTTTTATGGTAGAGGAAATCAAGGAAAGCCCCGAAACCAAGGAAACCGTTACAGACAAAGTAACCGATGAAGCCTTGGAATCCGCTTTAGAACAACCAGAAACGGTAATAGAACCAGAACTGGAAGTAAAGGTAGAACCAGAGGTAAGGAAAGAATTACCTTCCGATCAGGAAGAACGAACAAGGCTTGGAAGACACCTTAAGAGGCTTGAGGAAAGATTGGATAGGGATAAATTAGAAAGAGAAAACCTTAGCCAAAAATTTGATGAGGTTATTTCCCGTTTTGACCGTCCACCGAGAGACGAGAGTCCTTCCGAAGATGCGGATGAAGTTATCGCAACGGCGGCTGATGTTCGTAGGATAGCCAGGGCGGATAGGATAAAAGAAGAACAGGAGAGGACAAGAGATCAAGGGCAATACGAACAGAATTACATTAGGACATTAAGGAATTTTGAAAGGGATAATCCAACCTTTCACCAAGAGATATTTAAGGAAATGATGGCAAATTTCAATGTGAGAAGGAGTAATGACCCCTCTCTTGACGCAGACCTTAATTACACCAAGGCTAAATCTGCTGTTCTTGCTAAGAAGATAAGTGCTTCAGGCCCGAAACCAAATGTGAAGGGTGGGAAGGATACTGCTTCAACAGATTTAAGTATTGAATCGAGGGATATAGCTTCAAAGGGAAAAGAACTTAAACTTGACCCACTTGCTGAGTCTTTTGTTAGGTCAACGGGAATGTCTGAAGAAAGCCAAAGAAAAGCTATGGGCCAAAAATGAGCGTTAACTCAAACAGATATGGTCGTTACAGAACCACAAAGTTACGCAAAACCCCAAGCGGAAAACCTGTTCCAGGCGATCTTGAGGATGCTAACCGTTTCTTTAAGTGCAAACATTGTGGTTTTATTAACGATATTGAAAGAAATACTTTAAGTGATGGCGATGGGATTACTCAGTCAGATGTCCCCGATATTTCATACGGTAGTGCGATGACTGGGGATCCATTATCTACCTATATTCACGTAGATGATATGTTCACCCTTTTACAACTCGGCGCTGATGGAAACCCTGTAACAGATTACAGGCATAATAATTATCCTGTCATTGTCGGGGGCTGTAGTTTATGTGGATCGCAAAATTGGCGATAATTTAAAAAATCTAAAAATGGAGGTAAAGAATATGTTTAGAATTGCCGAAGGGCCAAGTAGAACTTTCTGGGTTGCTGGTAATGGAACTGGAACCTATTATATAGGTCAACTCCAGAGTTATCTGGCTGCAAATGCAGCGGCTACTCCTGGCACAATCGTTCCATTAGCTGTTCCGGCAGGAGCAGCAGATACTACAAACAAACAGATTCCGGCAGGTATAGCGGTTGGGTTTAATAGTCGGGTTCAGACTTCAAACTCAGGTGGACAGTATTCCACTGCCGTAGTTAGTTCTGCCAATCAGTTAGCAAGGGATTGGATGTTTCAGGAAGGTATGTATGTAAAAGGTGATCCTCAACTACTCATTCAACTTGCGGAAATACTCCCTGAGACGATTATTGAAGGAGACATTCGGAATGCGGCAATAGGAACCGCCCCGACTCTTCTTACCGTTTCAGCCAGTACGGATGCAGATGGGATGATCTCTGTAGGTGTAACGACCAATGCCACTCAGTTTACTCCTGTAGCCCATAAATGCACAATTTATTGCCGTTCAGGAAGAAACGCAGGATTGTATCGTGTAACGAAGGATACCAGTACGACTGTTCCTCAAGTTACAACTGCATTCCCGTATAACGTGGCAGTAGGGGATACGTTTGTGAGAGTTCCTTTTAAACAGGGATTTTCAGGGGTTTATATTGGTTACGGAGTCCCTGGGATGGCTGTAGATTCAGCGATAGAGGATGCTGCTAACACCAATTTTAGTGTGATGATTTACAAAATGGATTTATCGGTCGCATTAAAGGAGACGGTGCAATTTAGATTCGCAACGACTCACTTTGATGTTCTCAGAGTATAATCTCAGTAAAGGAGGGAAAAAACAATGGCACACCCGATTTTAGAATCTGCGTTTCCAAACTTGTTTGATAAACGAATCAGAGAAGTGCAGGAGAACGTATGGGAGGATCTGACTAAAACAGAATCCTTTCTCGATCAACTGTACCGAGTTATAAAGAGTGATAGTGCAGTAGAGGAATTTGCCGCAGTTGGGGCTGTCCCTGATATTCCTGAATTCAATGGAGTTCTTCAGTCTTTACCAGTTTATCCTGGGTACTACAATAAGATTGAACCCAAAGAGTTCGGGGCGAAGTTAATGTGGGAACGGAAATTTATCGATGACAAGAAGTTCCCTGTAATGATGGCCGATGCGGAAGGTCTGTTCACTTCTGCTTTTAGGGTAAGGGAAAAGTATGCCGCAAAAGGGTTTAATAACGCCTTTTCCGCTGCTTTTACCTTCCTAACATCAGAAGAAGGAGTTTCATGGTGTTCAACGGCTCATACCACAAAATCAGGTGCGGCAACTACAACTGGTTTTGGAAATTCAGGAACATCCGCTCTTGATAAAACCAGCGTAGCGGCTACCTATTTGTTAATGAGAAGGTTCAAGAACGACATTGGAGAAAGAATCTCCATCAATCCTGACCTGTTGATTGTCCCTGATACTCTTGGGGACAAGGCAGACGAGATTGTTGGAACTCCTGCCGGCCTCTATTCGGCTGAAGGGACGATCAATGTTCAGAAAGGAAGATTTAAGGTCATTCGGTATCGGTTGTTAGACGATACTTCGACCAAGAACTGGTTTATGGCCGATTCCAGAATGCTGAAGAGAGTAAATCTTTTCATCGACAGGATCAAGCCGGAGACCGATACGGACATTGACAAGAATACACTCATGACTATGGTTAGCATCTATTTTCGGTTAGGATGCGGGCCAATTTCTTGGCAATGTTTATATGGCCAACAAGTTTCTTAATGATTTCAATATGTTAGAGATTACAAAAAATGGTCTTGACTGATACCGGCATATATGCTAAAATATAATCTATAATCCAATGAAGAAAGGAGAATAGATTATGTTTTCACATCAAGACTACAAGGACAAAGCAAGGCATGGTGGCAAAAGGAGGATTCTTCTTGAAAGGTTTGGTCCAGTTTGTGCAATGTGTGGTGAACAATTTGAAAATCGTAAAATTGCGGTTCACCATTTACGAGATAAGGCTGACCATAAATTTCAAATCCTTCTTTGTTTATCATGTCATACAAAACTTCATGGGGGGACAGAAAGAAAACCTGTCTCTCCTGAAGAGTTACTGGAAGCGATTAGTTCATCTCCAACACTTACCGAGGTTCAAAGGAAATTTGGTCTCAGTAAACATGGGCTTCAGTACAAAAGAGAAAAATATGGATTATTGGAGAAGCCTTGTTCTGAATGTAAAAAGATGTATAAACCCAAAAAAGGTTTTCCCAAATATTGTTCTCTGGAATGTGCTGAAGTAGTAAGAAAAAGGAAAGTGTTGGAGGGTAGGGAACGCAATAAGGAAACAAAGAGACAAACGGATAAGTTATATTACGAGAAACATCGTGAGGTAAGAATTGCAAGGCAGAAACAATATTATGAGAGAAACAGGGATAAGGTTCTTGAGTATCACAAAGAACTTTATTTAAAACGAAAACCTAAGGGGGGTGGCTTTCTGACGAGGAAAGTCACCTCCAGCTTAAAGGAGAATTGAAGGATGGAAATTACCGAATTAGAGAAATCTTATATTGCAGGCTTTTTCGATGGAGAAGGGTCTGTAATTGTAAGAATGGCTCATCATAAAAATGGAAAATTATCATATGAACTTAATATTTCCATTGGCCAAAATACGTTAGATGTTTTGAAATTTATTCAAAGCAAATTTGGAGGAAGAATAGCAAATCCAAATTATGGTCATATTAAACAGAAACATTGTCCCGATTTAAGAATGGAATCTATTAGGGCTTCCATATTTCTTGAAACAATATTGCCATATTTGAGAATTAAAAATAAGCAAGCAGAGTTGGCAATTATGTTTCAAAAATTATTATTTCCCAAGTGGGCAAAAGGTTTGCCAAAAGTAAAAGTTACAAAGGAGAATTGGGAAAGTAGGCAGAAATATTATGAAGCTGTTAAATTTTTAAATCGGCCTAAATTTGAAAGATTGGCTGAAGTTGAACAATTTGAAAATTAAATAAAGGGCATCCAAAACCTGACGAGGGTTCGGTTGCCAGCTTCGTTTAAGTGGAGGGTTTGATTCCCCCAGCGTGTGCATTAGACAGGGCGGACGCACTGAATAAAAAAGGAGAAGAAAATGACAATATCACGATTTCCTCATGGAATTTCAAGTTTTGGTGTTCCAGTAATGCCAGGGATAGACTGGGGTATTGGAATTGGGAATATTTATTGGGTAGTTGCTGCCAAAGAGAGTACCAATCTTTGGTATGACAATTTAAGAGAAAAAGTAGACGATGACCATATCTTTGCAACATTACAGGAAGCTCATGATGCTTGTACGAGTGGTCAGAGTGATACAATCTTTGTAACCCCTGGTCTCTATACGACAACCACACAGACAAATCTTACCAAGAACAATATCAACTATGTAGGCACTGGTGGCCCGAACAATTTTATAACTGCCGCTGGAACAATAGCAAGTCGTGATATGCACAATGTTACTATCTATTGTGATACTGCGGCTGTTCCGTGGACTGTGAAAGTAACTGGCTATAGGAACAATTTCTATGGTATGGATTTTGTTAATTCTGGTGCAGCAGCCACAAATCTTGGTGCCGTTAGAGTTGGTGGTATTACAACTAATACGGCTTATGGAAATTATTTTAGCCGTTGCACTTTTCATGGTTGTATGGATACAGCCCAGAACACCATAAGCAACTGCTCTTTGGATATTGGTTCTGGAGCCTCAAATTATATGTTTGAGGAATGTATCATAGGTCAGAATACCTTTGGTGGTGATAGGGCTGTAGCGTATCAGGGTCATTTACACTATGGTGGCACGGGGGATTCTGGTGCTGCTGCCGGTGTTGGCCCACAGAATGGAATGTTTAGAGATTGTTTGTTTCTTTCTCGAAGTGCTGGAACGATTACTGTTCCGATGGTTAGGGTAGGTAGCGGGACTGGTGTTCCTACCGGTGATGAGGCAATGGATAGGGTACATTGGTTCATTAGATGTACATTCCAAAACTATATGGCAGCTGCGGCAGCCAATCAGACTACTGTATTTGATGATAATTCTTTATCGTGGCATCAGGTCGGTATAGTTGATTGTTCGGCACATAATTATGCTGAATGGCGTATAGTAAGGGCAGGTCAAAATCCTCTTGGTTCTCTTATGTATTCAGTTAATATGCCCGTAACAAATGTTGCGAATGCTGGTATTGCCGTAGAGCCAACATCATAATAAATTATGGGGTGGGATTTTAAATCTCACCCCATTTTAAAGGAGAGAATATATGGAAAAACTTGAAGTGTTAAAAGAACCTGGAGGAGCAGAGATAAAAATTCACATCATACTGCTTGAAGAGAAGGTAAACGAGATCATAGACCTTCTGGAACTTACAGAGAAAACAGTGAAACAGCCGTTTATTGCAAAGGCTAAAAAATTCTAAAAGGAGGTATTATTTATGCAGGTTGAGGGACGAAGTGTAGATGGAAGGGTAAAGAGGGTTTTGAGTGATGAACACAAGAAAAAAATGGTAGAGGGAAGGAAAAAGTATTGGGAGACAAAAAAGAACGATATTTTTAATATGGTTCCAATTATAGAGAAATTAGATAAACTTCCAATACTTAAAGTTTCCTCCAAAACTGTTTCTTCTCCGGTTGCCCCTGAAATAATCATTCCCAAAAGGGACATGAAAATCTTTGGGTCTGTGGATCGGGACAGCAAGGGGAAGATTACATCAGAGTTTCCGGCCTGGTATTTCGATCAGCAAAAGGATGAACTGGAGAGAGGTATTGCACAGGACGAAATGGCATTGGATCAAGAGGCAATCCCTTATCCTGCAAAGGCAAAGTTCAGGGAGAAGTTGTCTCAAAGAAAAGAAAGGTTGAGCAAGATTAACGAAGAAACCCCCAAATTAAAGGGGTCTGAACAGGATGCAATCCTTAAAATGAGAGGGGAGTTGGGTGAATCCATCGGAGAAGCTCATTTTACCAGATCGCAGAGGGAAAAAGGTTTAGCAGATGCTCACGAAGAAGTTAGGAGAATGACCGAACCTATCATAAGGGTGACAAGTGACTGTCAGGCTGGGTTTATAAAAGACTGTGGGATCACGATAAGGGATGGAAAAATCACAAGGAATGAGGCTGAAAAGGTTTATAAGATTGCCTCTAAAATGCTGGAACAGCCGACCGACATCGAGTATTTAAGGAGAGATTAATGAAGAAAGTCATAAGGAAATTAAGTCAAGCGTATAAAAAACTCTTACCGAAGTATGGTTATTGTCCAAATTGTGAAGAATTTTTATTTGACGATATTCCTATGTATGGATCATTACTGTGTCCAACATGTAAATGGGCAATTTATAGAAATCTGGAAAAACCGATAAAACCATAAGGGGACTAAAAATGGATGGTCAATCATATTTAAGAGAACTTCGGCAGGTCTTATCCGAACAATCTACTTCGGTATGGCTTGACCTAAAGACAGCTTACGATTGTGGTTATCAGGCTGCCTTGGCAACTGCTGCCAGGACAAGTGCCTTCAGGACAACTCAGTCCATAACTTCTGTTGATGGCACATCCTCATACAACCTCAACCCTAACTTTCTAAAACTTTATCTGTCAAGCGATCAGAACAAATACTTCATCAAATATAACGATGGGAGTAACACCCATTTCATCTACTTTGATGCTTATGATTCAATCGTATTGGCAAATAACACTACGGAAACCTCTATCCCAAGTCGTTTTTCAATCATTGATGCCTCCGAAGTTACCCAAGTTACAGGGACGGCTGCCTCTACCAGTGTAATGAGTCAATCCTATACGATATTTGGGACGGGCGGGGGAGAATCTACCCTCAATGGCACTGATTTGAGCACCGTCAAGGTCGGGGATTTAGTCCACAACACGACTGATGGCAGTCATGGGGTAGTTGTAGCCATAACCTCTACAACTGCCGTTGTATGTGCCTTATTCGATGGCACACTCAACTATTTCACGTTAGGGGATACCTATATCATCAATCCACAGGGTAGGTTGAGACTGATTATTGATCCTACTTCTTCAACCTCTGGACATACCATTACCGTTCCTTATATCCAGAAGCCTGATCCAGTGTATTCTTATTACAGGAGATACAACTTTGCCCCTGGATTCCAGTCTGCACTGGTTAAATATGCCTCTTGGTTACTCAAATATCGGGATAGGGAACTGAATTACGGGGATGCCTGGTACAAGTATTGGGATTTAACTACAAGACAGTTAAATGCCGATTTGCAACAGGGGATGAGGAAAGTCGGTTTTGGTGTGAATTTCAATAAGCCAGCAGGAAGGTCGGGGACATTTAAATAATATGCCAGAAAAATCTATCCTAAAATATGTGAATATTCCCCTTAGTGGAAAGCTAATAACGGCCATTGATGGAAGTTCGTTGGCTGAAGGGGATTTCCAAGTCTTAAAGAATATGAGATATGGGGATATAACCCCTAAGTCCATTACTGGAATGACCAAGATCAATACCTCTGTAATCAATGCAGATTATCTCAAACCGAGGGCTGGATTCCATTTCAGAAAGAGTCAACCCGCTGAATCTCATGTTCTGGTGCAGGCATTTAAGGCTGATGCAACATCCAAAGTATACGAAAACATTACCGCAATCCCAAGTGCAGGGAATTTTACTGCAACCGAAATATGGTCTGATACCTCTGGAGCATTGACAGGGGAATTCAGCAATGCCCCAGATGGGTGTGCAACTTATGCCAATGGCAAGGATGCTTGCGTCTGGGGGGGGAGTGAATACCGTTGTGCAGGGTTTATTTTAAAAAGCACCTCTGTTGCAGCTACTGGAACCTTGACCTCTTCTGGAGTTGCCCCTACGGATGGGGATACGGTTACTATTGATGTTAAGGTATATACGTTCAAAACAGCATTGACTCCAACGGAGGGTGAAGTTTTAATAGGTGGGAGTGCGGCAGTTGCCCTCGATAACCTAAAGTCTGCCGTGAACCACACGGGAACTCCAGATACAGATTATAAATGTGCGGCAGTCCATCCTACCGTTACTGCCACTACTAACGCAGATACGACACAGGTATTTCAGGCAAAGACGGCAGGGACTTCGGGTAATAGCATAGCCACAACCGAGGTTGCTGTCACTTTAACTTGGGGTGCGGCAACTCTTACTGGTGGACTGGATGAGGGAACTACATACTTATATGATAGCACGGAACAAATAAACAATACAATCAATGATAGTTTAAACAGGGCAACCCTCAGTGTAAGTCCGGCTTATGTTTATGTGGCTTCCACAAGACCCATCAAGGGGGTTAAATTCTATGTTTCAGTTGCTAATACGTCAGCCGCAACAGTAACCGTATCTTACTGGGCAAATTCTGTCTGGACAGCCGTTACAACCCTTGACGATCAGACAGACTTGGTTGCTGGTAAAACCCTGTCCTTATTGGCGGGAACCAGTGGTTGGATAACCTTCGATACCACGGTTGCTGTTGCCAAACCAAGAATCATTAACAACGTCTATGCCTATTGGTATCTATTCACATTTACAGGAATAGATGCCACTACCTCCATTTATCATGTTACCCTTGATGGTCCTTTTCAGCAGATGGTTGACCTCTGGGATGGTAACGATAGACCGGTTTTGTCTTACATGAAAAATATAAGTGGCGCATATACTGATGAGACTTATAATGTTTTAGTTCAGGATTATGTGGCCGCAGCAGTTTTAACCTATTCCGATATAAGTTCTTTGGCTACGGCCAGTTTTCTGGTCTGTGGTTTTGCCGAAAGGATGACAGGAATTGGATTTAATATTGTTACCGGAAAAGCGAATACCGCTGCTTGCATTATGACTGTTTCTTACTGGAATGGAACGGCCTGGACTTCGGTAGGCACGATAGATGATGGCACAAGAACCGTAGGAACCTCTTTTTCTAAAAGTGGGTCTGTTACCTGGGATGCCCCCGTTGCTTCGTCTGAATTCAAGAGTTCCATATCAACCGGCGATCTCTGGCACTATTATAAAATATCATTTAATGCGACGTTAAGTGCAAACGTTTATCTTGATGCTGTTACTGGAATACCGGCCCAGAAAGTCGTAACCGGATATTCCTGGCCTGTTGTGTGGCAAAATAGGGTTTGGTTATTGGATGAAACTTCAAACAAAAGAAACTCTGCATTATGTTCTGGTCAAGATACAGTCGTTATTTTTAATGGAAGTGATTCTACGACTTTATACTTCGGGAATGAAGAACCTTTAATGTGTGGAGCAACCTTATTTACCAGATTCGGAAGCAATATTTATGACAACCTCATCATACTGAAAAAAGACGAGGCATGGTTGGTAGATGGAACTGTTCCACAAGACTATAAGAAATACAAAATCGGAGATAATACCGGATGTGTTGCCCCAAAAACATTAAGGTCTTGCGATATGGGTTATGAGATAGCCCCTGGATTAACGAAACACGTCCTTATCTGGCAGGCAGAAAATGCCGTAGTCATATTTGATGGAAATGTGATAAGCCCGATAAGCGGAGATATTGCTAATTATTTTGATAGAACAAAATCTGAGTTTATTCCCGATTTGATGAAGGGTAGTTCAACCGCTTTCTACGATGAATCCAGATACGAATACCATTGGTGTTTTGCGAGTGGGGCAGGTGCAACTACATTAAATAAAGAGTTCGTTTATAGTCTTCTTAAAAGGAAATGGTTTGAGATAGATAGGGGAACAGGGAAGTATCTACAAATAGGATTTTCAGTAAAAGATACAAACGGGAATAACTTTAATTATGGAGGAATTGATACGGGATTTATTGAAAGACTTGAGTATGGAACTACGTTTGACACCAACAGTATCGTAAGCCAATTTAAGACACTCGACATTCCCTTTGGTGGATATAATATTGAAACAGCAATTCGACATTTTAGGTTAATTGCCGTAGCCAAAACCACGACTACGAATACTGTTTCAGTTACCCACTTCGGGGATGGGATTAATACAAGTTCTTCCGCTTCCATTACCCTTGCGGTGAGGAACACGACAAATAGATTTGTAAGGTCAACTAAATCTGTTAATTGGGGGAACTTCCTTTTCCATAGTATTCTCTGTTCTTTGACAACAGATAATGAAGCTGTGGCTTTCGAGCCAGTGGGATTGGGAATCATGCACGAAATTGTGAGAGAAAGTGTTTTATAGTATAACTATTCTAACAAAGGAGGTTGAAAATGAAAGAACCACGGATTCTGCAAATTGCTCCAGTTCCTTTTGTAGTAAATTATGTAGGATATGATTTTGAAAAAAAGGAAGCATATAGATGGCCTATTTTGGGGGTGGCATTAGTCGAAGGATATATGGATGAAGAAACATATACTTATATGGAATTTTTTTCATCAGATTGCGAGGGTGGTATTGATTTAGAGAAAGAATGTGTACCAGATGATCGTTTGGGTTATGAATTTTATGGAAAAGAACAGGATTGGACTCCACAAATAAAAAGGTTAATTGAGAGAAAAGAAAAAAAGACTAAAAAAACCGTTACGTAAGATGAAATAAGTATAGGAGGAAGAAAATGGCTGTCTACGACACACCTTATTACGGAACTCGTCGAAAGGCTTTAACCGGTGAAAGTTATGGCCCCTATTACGGTATGAGTTTAACTGGAGGTGGGGCATTGCCAGCCGACGAAGGTAGGAGGGCTTTACCACCCGAAATATCAGACAAGTATCAAGCAACAGGGACTCCTGCGATAACAGAGGGTGCAG